ACTCGAGGTAACCCTAATCAAACGGTTAACCCTAATGAGTCACAAACTGGTATTGATTTTAATCGTGGTCATAAACTTAGTATGAAAAATGATTCATCTAAGTTACTTACTATTGGTATTCAAGATTTAGATGAAGCTGTATTTTATTATTTTGATAACGTTATAAAACCTTTTGTTTATCAAAATGGTCAAAGACGAAGTGTACCATTTATTTACGCAGCACCTGAAAGATGGAAATCATATCAACGAGATGGATACTATAGAGATAAAGGTGGAGCAATAATGTTACCTATTATTGTTGTTAAACGTAATAGTATTGAAAAAGATAGAAGCGTATACAATAAATTAGATGCTAACATGCCTAATTTATATGGTAGCTTTCAAAAATCATATAACCCAAAAAATGCATATGGTAATTTTAATGCATTAAATAATAGAATACCAGTTAAATCTTACAACTTAGCAGTTGTTCCTGATTTTGTAACACTAAATTATAGTTGTGTTATCCAAACATATTACATGGAGCAATTAAATAAAATTATTGAATCAGTAGAATATGCATCAGATTCATATTGGGGTGATCCTGAACGATTTAAATTTAGATCATTTATTGATTCATTTCAAACTACTACAGAACTAACAGCAGGTAAAGATCGTTTGGTTAGGGGAACATTTGATATTAGATTACGAGGATATATTATACCTGAAGTAATGCAAAAAGATGTTACCGCACTTAAAAAAGTAAATTCAAAAGCTAAAATAACAGTTACATCCGAAACTGTAGCAAACATAAATGATATTGCTTGATTAGGTAAATAAAGGTTATTATATTAGATATCAATGAAAGTTTTATTCTTAACACCACATTTAAGTACAGGAGGAATGCCTGCGTTTTTATTAAAACGTATTGAGGCATTACTTGGTTATACTGATATAGAGGTATTTGTTATAGAGTGGAAAATGTATAGCGATACGTATACAGTACAACGAAAACAAATCCAAAATTTATTAGGAGATAATTTTACTTCATATTGGGGCGAAATTGAAAAACAAAAAACCATTATAGATTTTTGTTACCAAAAACAAATAGACATAATCCATATAGAAGAAATACCCGAAGGGTTTGATGGTCATAATCCTTTTGATTTTGAATTACAAAAAGAATTATATAATTCTAAACACCCTTGGAAAATAGTAGAAACATGTCATAATATTTACTTCAAACCAGAGGAAGAAAAAAAGATAGAACCAAATGGGTATGCTTTTGTAACCCCGTACCATTTAAATAATACATTTAAAGATAGAAAAGCAAAAAAATCACTAATTCCCTTTCCAATTGACTCTACCATTCAACATTTAAGTTCTAGAGAAGAAATATTAAATGAAAATGGGTGGTTACTTAAAGGAGAATTCCATATAGTTAATATAGGATTATGGACCCCAGGTAAAAATCAAGGTTATGCTATAGAGTTAGCTAAAATTTTGTATGAAAAATATGGTTGGACTTATATATTCCATTTTTTAGGCAATCAAGCACCCAATTTTAAAAGTTATTGGGAACCCCTAATGAAAGATTTACCACCAAATGTATTAGTATTAGGTGAAAGAGATGATATAAATAAGTACCTTAAGATGGCTGATTTAATGTTATTTACTTCTAATTTTGAGTGTAATCCTATTGTATTAAAAGAAGCTATATCTAATAATACAAAAATAGCAGCTTATAATTTGGAGCATTATGGAGATGAATATTTACCTTTTATTACTCCTCTAAAGGGTGATTTAGAAAGTGATAAATTAAATATAATAAATACTATTCATTCCCCTATAAAATATAATTTAAATAATTATAAAAATAATGTTAAACATTTTGCTTTACAACATAAAGAATTTTACCAAAGTCTAAATGGAAAATAAAATATTAATTAGTTTTGACCCTACCCCTAAAGTTGAAATTAAAGGTTCTGTAGAAAAAAAATACTTTGTTGAACTGTTAGATAAAGATACTAATAAAGTAATCCACTCAGCAAACCTTAAAAATAATATGTGGACCCAAGCTAATAGAAGGTGGTATACTAATTGGGTTGTAAGAGTAAATGGTAAAATAGAACATGAGTTCGATCTAACAGATAAAAAAGTTAAAATATCATTTGAATCTAAATCAATAGGAGATACTTTAGCTTGGACCCCCCAAGTAGTAGAATTCCAAAAACGATATAACTGTAAATTATATGTTTCTACATTTCATAATGAATGGTTCCAAAATCTTCCAGAATATTCCAATATAAAATTCCTTCCACCAGGATTAGGGGGAGATTTTTATGCCCATTATGCTTTAGGGTGGTTTAAAACAAACGAACAATGGGATGAAGGTAGTTATCATTTAAACCAACCAAATACAATTCCATTAATCCAAGCTGCTACTGATATGTTAGGTCTTCCTTACAAAGAAATTAATCATGGAATTGATTTTAAGCCAGGTAAACGGCCTATAATGCAAGATTATATTTGTATAGGCCCCAAATCAACAGCGGGTTTAAAAGAATGGCCATACCATTATTGGGAGCATTTAGCTAAATTACTTAATGAAAAGGGATTTAAAGTAATTAATATATCATATGAAGGTTTTAACCAAAAAGGTATAATAAACAAAGAAAAATTAAATTGGGAAGATACATATAACTATCTCCATCATGCTTCTTTGTTTATAGGACTAGGTTCAGGTTTATCTTGGTTTAATTGGGCAATGGGTAAACATACTTTAATGATAAATAATTTTATTCCTTATGGTTATGAAATGACCCATAACTTAACCAAAATAGAAGATTATTCAGTATGTAATAATTGTTGGGTAGATAAAAGATTTATGTTTGATAGAGGAAAATGGGATTGGTGTCCTAGACATCAAAATACAATATCTCAACATATTTGTCATAAGGCAATAAAACCTGAAGTAGTTTTTAAAAAAATTCAATATTTATTAAAATTTAAATAATCAATATATATTTATAATCAAAATCAATAATTATGTCAAATGTAATCAAGTTGCAAGAAAAAGAGTTACAATCAATTAAAGAAAACCAAAAACAAATTAATCAAGTAGTTTATAATATGGGGGCATTGGAATACCAAAAAACCCAACTACTACCTCAAATAGAAGAACTCCAGAAAGTTCAAAATAAACTTGCAGTTGAACTTCAAGAAAAATATGGTGAGGGAAATATTAATTTAGAAACAGGTGAATTAACTTTAAAAGAATCAACAGATTCACCCGAACCCACAGAATAAAATAATTTCTTGAGAGAAGGTTTAATATTTATAAGAAAATAATATTTAAATAAACACATAAAATGGCAGAAACTCTATTATCTCCTGGTGTATTAGCACGAGAAACTGACCAATCATTTATCCAAGGACAACCTGTACAAGCTGGTGCCGCCATTTTAGGCCCTGCTGCTAAAGGTCCTGTTGGTATTCCTACCTTAGTTACTTCTTATAGTGAATATCAAGCAACATTTGGTAGTGATGTTACTAGTGGTTCTCAACAATATGAATATCTAACCCAAACCTCAGCTAATAACTACTTTTCTCAAGGAGGAACTTCATTATTAGTTACTCGTGTACAAAGTGGTAGCTTTACAGGTGCGTCAAGTACTTCAGTCTTAAATGGTGATGCTTCATCTGCTTTTACCTTAGAAACCTTAACCGAAGGTGAAATAGCAAATAGCTCAGGATCAGAAGGTACTAATAATACTTTAGTAAATGGTACTAAAGATAACATTAGATGGGAAATTCAAGGATCAAATACTGACAAAGGAACATTTAGTTTATTAGTTCGTAGAGGAGATGATAGCTCAAAACAAAAGAATGTATTAGAAACATTCCAAGACCTATCTTTAGACCCTAAGGCATCTAATTATATTTCTAAAGTAATTGGAGATACTGCATACAGTGTAGCACAAGACGGTACAGATTACTATGTAAAATCTAATGGTACTTATGTTAATAAAAGTAAGTACATTAGAGTTAGTGCTGTAAATACTCCAACAGTTGATTATTTTGATAATAATGGAACTGCAAAAGCTACCCTAACAGGAAAAATACCAGTTGATGGGTCTGGATCATTTAGTGGTGCTACTGGTACTTTATTTGATGGTCAAGAAGCTAAATTTAATGGAGAAATTAGTGTAACTAATATTCAAGGTTTAGCACAAACAGATTATACTGAATCTATTAACCTATTAAGTAATAAAGACGAATATAGATATAATTTAATTACTGCACCTGGACTAAATAATAGTGATCACGGTACAGCAGTTGGTTTGCTAGTATCTACTGTAGAGTCACGTCAAGACGCAATTGCTGTAATTGATTTGAATGGCTATGATACTAATGTATCTACTATCGTAAGTGACGCGTCTGGATTTGATTCAAGCTATGCTGCTACTTACTGGCCTTGGTTACAAACACTAAACACAACTGGACAAACAGTATGGGTACCCGCTTCAGCAATGATTCCTGGAGTATATGCATTCACAGATAAATCAAGTGATGCTTGGTTTGCTCCTGCTGGTTTAACTAGAGGTGCTTTAGGTAATGTAATTAAAGCTGAAAGAAAATTAACTTCTGGAAACAGAGATGCTTTATATGCTGCTAATGTTAACCCAATTGCAACCTTCCCTGGAAATGGAGTTGTAGTATTTGGTCAGAAAACATTACAAAAACGTTCAAGTGCATTAGATAGAGTAAATGTACGCCGTCTATTAATTGAATTGAAAAATTATATTTCTCAAGTTGCTGATAATCTAGTATTTGAACAAAATTCAATTGCTACAAGAAATAGCTTCTTAACTCAAGTAAATCCTTATTTAGAAGGAATACAACAAAGACAAGGATTATATGCTTTTAAAGTAGTAATGGACGAAACTAATAATACTGCTGATGTAGTAGATAGAAATGAGCTTGTTGGTCAACTTTATTTACAACCAACTAAAACAGCTGAATTTATTTTATTAGATTTCAATGTATTACCAACTGGAGCAACATTCCCAGCATAAAAAACAAAAAATAGAATATTTATAATAAACAGAACATAAAATGGCAGTATTAGATAGCAACGAAATTTTTTACACA